TGACTATCCGGATGCCATCGATTCCGTTGCCGATCACAAAGCGGCGGCTGAACGCCTGGGCATCGACCTGGCCTCGAAAACCACCAAGGCCGATATCCGCGCGGCCCTGGAAAACGCCGGCGCCGACGTGGTGTTTATGGATGACCTCCTGCTTCCGCCCGAAGGCAAGACGGCCATTTCGCCGCTGCAGGCGGATGCTGCTATCGGGGCGGTGACGTCCATCGAAGCCGACGCCGATGCGTCCTTTTACTTGACCGGCGGGGTGGCTGAGCAGTCTTTCGTCTGGGTCGATAAGGCCACTGGCGAATTGTGCAAGGTCCGGACGGACTACTACCGCGAAACGGACGGCGTCATTGTCGACCTGAAAACCTGCGAAGACGCGCGCCCTGCGGCCGTTGCCCGGTCTATCTCAAATTATGGCTATGACGTATCGGCGGCGATGTACATGGACGGAGTGGCGGGTTGTGGCAAGCCGGCGGACCAGTTCGTCTGGGTGTTTGTGGAAACCACGGCGCCGTTCGCGGTGCGCTGCTATCTGGCATCCGACGCCCTGCTGTCTCGGGCCCGGGAAAAATACCACGGCGGGCTGGAACAGTTCAGCGCCTGCCGTGACGCGGAAAACTGGCCAGCCTATCCCGGCGGCCTGGTTGAAATTGATATACCTGCGTATGCGCGCGGCCAATCTGACTTAAATGAGGTGGTGTAATGGAACTTGTAAAATTCTCTGAATCTGGAATCGACGCGCTGGTCAGCGCTCACTCATCCTTCCTGGGGTCCGTCGCGGATGTCGGCAAGGCTCAGCAGGGTTATGGCTACAAGTACGCCGATCTTGCGCAAATCCTGGCGGCCTCACGCGGGGCTCTGGAAGCTAACGGGCTGTCGCTGACTCAGTTCCCGACTTTTACCATGTATCCGGTGGATCAGCGCATGGTGTTGCCGGCGGATTCTAAAGGCTTCGCGCCTGAATTGATCGGGGAGGTGGTGATCGTGACCACTCTGGCGCATTCCTCTGGCCAGTTTATGCAGGGCCAGTTGTCGATCCCGGTGGAAACCATGAAGAACCTGTCGGTGGCTCAGGCCGTCGGTGCGGCGATCTCTTACGCCCGCCGCTACCATGCCTCGTCTATCCTGGGCATCGCCTCTGAAGACAACGACGCGGCGCGCAGCCAGGACAATTCGCCGTCCTCCCCACCTCAAAACCGCCAGCCAGCCCGCCAGCCCGCGAAGCCTGCGGCCAAGCCGGCCGGTCCTGTCGCGCCTCCGGTGGTCTCTGAAGAACAGGCCGATGCGTTGCGCGCGCGGATCGAAGCCATGGGCCGCGACGCTGGCAAATTCGCCACGGCGGTTTCCGGTGTCCCGACTCTGAACCGCTTGCCCGCTAATGCTTACGATGCGGCCTGCCGGATGCTGACCAAAGCGGAAACCAAGCAGGCCGAAGCTCAGGTCGGGGCGAAAGCCGAAACGGGCGATCCCGGCGCGCATGCGGATCCGTCCGCTGATGCCCAGGCCGAAGATGCCGGGCCCGACGAAGGCGATCAGGTCGCTTCAAAAGTGGCGTAACTCCCCAGGGTGCGGCCGTCCGGTCGCGCCCTTTTTCTATCGGGTGATCCCATGAGTGTCTCGCTACAGCCTCGCATCTTGCGGGCCGGCATTGCGCCCGGTTACTGCGGTATGTCCCGCGCGGTGTTTGATCTTGATTTTATTGGTAAATGGCCGGGCGCTCTCGCCTACCCCTGCCTAACCGCGTTCAACGACGTTTTACCGCTGTCCACAAAATGCCCACACGCCTCTGTTCGTCAGACGTACTGCGTGGCCTCGGGTAAGTTCGGCGCCGCTCCGATGATCTGCTCTCCCTCTACCCAGGCTTTGTTCTCTGCGGCAACCAGCCCGCCTTTCAATCTCACTTGCTTGCCGTCCCTTCGGGTGGCCAGGCTGGTTCCGTCCGCGTTCACTTGCGTAATCGTGACAGTGTAACGGCCGGCGCGCGGCATTAAATTCTGGAATCTTCGCCAGGGGTTCACGGTGGCCATTAGTAGTGGTGCCTTTCGATCTTGATGGTCTGGGTGACGCGGCCGGTTCCCGGCTGCCCGCAAGCTATCGTATTACTCAGGACGTTTCCGCGCCAGGTGTTTGCTGGTGTCTGTGTATCGCGGTACTCGATCACGTTGCCGGGCTCGATCAGTCCCGGCGCGCCGCTGGTGGGTAGAATGGTGTCGATGGTGACGATCTCCTGGTTGCCGCCGGCGGCGATCGCGGCCATCCCGCGCTCCTGGCATTGGTAGGCTTCCACGTTCAGGTCGTCGAAAATATCCGGCGCCGCCTTGTCGCCTGCGGTGCCCCATCTCAAAACGTCCACGGCCACGCCGTCGGTGATGCCCGATACAAACACAGCGTTATACTCTGGCTTCGGCTCCCATTCGCTGGCGTAGCTTATGACCATGGTGTCCTGAAGAACGGCGTCGATAAACTCGATCGCGTGGTCGTCATAGCTCCAGGGGCCCACCTGCTTGTATCGGTGCCGGATGTGCAGCTCGTCGGTGTCTCTGTCCGGTACCACGATGGCGCCCTGGGCTTCGGCAAGCTCGGCGATCACCTCCATCGCTGTCTTGTCGTCCCATCCCCAGGCGCCGGCCGGGATAACGTAATCGCTCAGGCCCGCCTGACGGGTTACTGAGAATCCGGTGAACTCAAGCTGCTCTGCCATGACCTGATAGGCGTTGTTCTGGCTGTCGAGTCTCCCGGTGGTCTTCGGGGCGTAGGGTGCTGCCAGCAATTGCGCGCGAGACACGCCCTGGGTTTTGTAAGTCTCCCGGGCAAAGCGCCGATCCAGGCTGTAGCTCTCGATCACAAACCGCCAAGCATAGCCGTTGATGGTGGCGATCACTTCCGCCGGTCCCGCTGCGCTCGGGCGGATCTGGTCCATGCTCGCGCGGTTCAGGATCGTGGCGCTCATCGTCCAGGCGAAGCTGTCGGCATCGAGGCCGATGCTCAGGTCTTTGAAGTCCAGCGGGTTGCCGGTGCTGACTTCGATCATGCTGCTGGCGTTCATGATTCGGTATGTCCTTTTGTTTTCTGGTTCTGCCGGGGGCGGGCTGTCTGGCGCGTTGGGTTCGGCGGCGCTCGGGAACTCCACCTCGGTGCCCAGCCTGGGCTTGCGATCCCAGGGGTGGATGGTGCGCCCGTCCAGGGTGTCCTTTAGCGACCAGCTCGGGTAATCCTGGCGGGCGTCCACGCTGCGGGTCGGTGGCTTTACTTGAACCAGCAGCGATTCCGGTACCATCTCAAAATCCACCACCAGATTGCCCGGCGGGGTGTACGGGCTTAACTGCAGGTTCAGGGTGCCGTCTTGCTCCTGCGCAACTTCCAGCGCCGGCGGTGGCTGCCAGTTCAGTATGCTGTCGGATGCCCGGTAGTCGCTGCTCCGGTTGTGGTCTTTCGGGTCATTCCACGGCTGGATGGCGCGCCGGTCCTTCGGCTGCTGTGCGTCCCAGGCTTGGGCGCCTTCGCCCTGGCGGTCGTCCCTTGGGGTGAACTGGTCCCAGCGGGCCTGCTCTGCGCTCAGTGACAGCGGGCGGGCCTCGTTGCCGCTGAACGGGTTGTCGCCTCTGTCCTTTGGCGGTACCCGGTCCCAGGGCATGGCTCTTGATGCCAGCCAGATCACGCGCGCCTGGTCTGTGCTGAACGCCTGCCCGCTGCCGTCCTCTGGCCTGCCCAGCTCGAAGTGCTGGCGCCGGGTGGCCTCTGGCTGCCTTGATGCCTGGGTGCTCTGGTATCGGTAGCTGACGGCCAGTGGTGGCTTTCTATAAGCGAGACCGTCCGACTCGGCCAGATAAAAGTCCAGCGCCAGCGGGCTTGGCGGGACGGTGTAGCGGGTCTCAAGAAAGAAATCCACGGCTGTCGGGCGATAGCTCAATCTATAGGCCCTCGTTATAGATCTCTAATATCCGGGATGCTGGCAGTGCTTTTGAAAAATACAAATCCATTCTGTATAGATCCATTTTCCCAGTAGCGATGCTGCCACCAGGCGGTTCAGTTACTTTGTTCTCCCATCCTCTAATACCAATTGCTGTGGTGATTGCTCCGACGTTTCGGCTGGACCCATTAATTGTCGCTGAATCCATTGGCAATCCATTCTTGTATATTCTTAAGCTGTCCCCCTCTACGGTTACTGTCAC